AGACGAATTAATGGGGCATGGTTTGGATGTTGCTGGTGAAGCAAGAGAGTTGCGTTATTTAAAAACTTTTGGTTCTGGTGAAACAATGAGAAAGATGCCTACACTTTACGAAGTACAAAAGGGTGATCCAAAAACTATTAAAACAATGAAAGATATGATGCATGAACTAAATGTTGGAAAATCCACACTTGCTTATCATACTCTTAAAAAAGGAGATATTAATGTAGATGATGTTTGTTTTAGAGGAAAAAAAGCATCTGGTGGTAGAATTGGTTTTAAAGCCGGCTCTGTAAGTCAAGTATGCGGCATAGATTTTGCACAAAATAAACCAAATGAGTTTTTAAAAAGAATTTCAAAAATGAAAGGAGCTAATACTTTTTTAAGAAGTGCAGCGGGACTTAAGGCTGCAAGAGGTTTATTGGGGACGGCACGATACTGGGCTAGTCCTTTAACTTTAGGTGGTGGTGAAGCGTGGTATTCTTATCTTACTTACTTGAATGAAAGAGGAAAGGGAAAATCTATGGCTAGTTCGATTAATGCAGGCTTATGGTTTATTCCTGGAAAAACTAGAAGAGATCAAATGAGTTTAATTGGCTATGAATATCCTAAAGCAAAATCAGACCTTGAGTGGATACCAGAAGAACTTGCACATATAAAGAAACATGGAGTAGATACGCCATTTACCTTTGAAGAAATGGAAACTATGACCGATGACCAGAAAAAAATGTTTCTGGCTATGCAACTTGGTCACAATATAAATAAACAAGGGGAAAGTGAAATGGCTCTTGCTATAAGTGACTATAATCTAAGCGGAGATAACCCAGATATGCCTATAGCTCAGATTAGTCCTCATCGTGATTTAACAAAACAACAACAAAGCGAACGAAATGTTTTAGAAGCAAGATCTAAGAAACATTTAAAAGGATTAAGAGAAAAACAAGCTGAAGGAGAAGAATTATTTAAAAAGTATTTTGATTTAGTAAAAAAATCGGAAGGAACATCTACACCTTCGGACGAACAAATATGGGCGCCATTTAAAAAATTAAAAGAAAGAACACAAAAACAAATGGTGTCTGAGTTTAATAAGTCTCTTTCTAAAAAATATATGCAGGGAGATCCATGGTCAGGACCAGTATGGAGTAAAACTAAATCTTTGTTTGGAATGGGTCTTTTGGGATGGGATAAGACATTAAAAGAAGAAAGAATGCTTAAAAAAATGGCGCAAGATGATTTTGAAGGTAGAAAAGATTTATATCGTTATAATATAGGTGCAAGAGGTTTAGGATATTTAAGAGGCCCTGAAGACTTGAGAGCAAGACATTATGAAGATTATTATTCACAACACCCTTATTTACAACCGATCTTTTACAATAAAGGTGGCAGGGCAGGTTATATGGGTGGTGGTATAGCAGGAATCCGTAAACCAAATGCATTACCGCCAACAGGAGGTCCTCAATCTGGAGGGTTGCCTTCTTTGTATAATAATGGTAGAAAACTCTAGGAGTATAAATGGCAGACATAGACAAATCACTCCCTAACGTTCGACACGAAGTAAAAATACCTGGTGCACAAGCACCAACCGATGTCGACATTACGGAGCAACAACAAAGACAACCTGTAGAAGTAACACCTGATGAAGAAGGTGGTGCTACAGTTAACTTTGATCCAAGTTCCGTGAACCAAGCTCAGTCAAACACGCACTTTGATAATTTAGCCGACATACTTCCAGAAACAGTTTTAGATCCAGTTGGAATTCAATTAAGACAAAATTATACAGATTATAAAATGTCTAGAAAAGATTGGGAAAGTTCTTATACGAACGGTTTAGATCTTTTAGGATTTAAATACGATAATAGATCAGAACCATTTCAAGGAGCATCTGGTGCAACACACCCAGTTTTAGCTGAAGCTGTAACTCAGTTTCAAGCACTTGCTTATAAAGAATTATTACCAGCAGATGGACCCGTTAGAACTCAAGTTCTAGGTGTATCCAATTCTGCTAAAGAAGCTCAATCACAAAGAGTTAAAGATTTTATGAATTATCAACTTATGGATCAGATGAAAGAATATGAACCAGAGTTTGATCAAATGTTATTCCATCTACCCTTAAGCGGCTCAACTTTTAAGAAAGTTTATTATGACGATCTTTTAGGAAGAGCCGTATCAAAATTTATACCTGCGGATGATCTAGTCGTTCCGTATACAGCTACCTCATTAGATGATGCGGAAGCGGTTGTTCATGTCGTAAAGATTTCAGAAAATGATTTACGTAAACAGCAGGTCAATGGCTTTTACACTGACATTGAATTAACAAAACCAGTGTCAGATGTGAATGCAGATAAAGTTGTAGATAAAAAAAGAGAATTAGAAGGAACTACTAAAACAACTAGAATTGAAAGTATGTACACTTTACTAGAGTGTCATGTTAATCTAGATTTAGAAGGTTTCGAAGATGTTGGTCAAGACGGTCAACCAACAGGAATAAAATTACCTTACGTCGTAACAGTCGAAGAAGGTAGTCAAAAAGTTTTGTCTATTAGACGAAACTTTGCGCCCAATGATCCACTTAGAAATAAGATCCAATATTTTGTCCACTTCAAATTTCTGCCAGGACTAGGATTTTATGGCTTTGGACTCATTCATATGATTGGCGGTTTGAGCAGAACGGCAACGTCTGCTCTCCGTCAATTATTAGACGCAGGTACGTTATCAAACTTACCAGCAGGATTTAAACAGAGAGGTGTCAGAGTTAAAGATGACGCTTCACCAATACAACCAGGAGAATTCAAAGATGTGGATACACCTGGTGGTAATCTAAAAGATGCATTTGTATTTTTACCATACAAAGAACCTTCAGCTACATTATTGCAGTTGATGGGAATTGTAGTTACAGCAGGACAAAGATTCGCGTCCATTGCTGACATGCAGGTCGGGGACGGGAACCAAGGCGCAGCCGTTGGTACGACCGTAGCTCTTTTGGAACGTGGTTCAAGGGTAATGTCAGCAATCCATAAAAGACTATACGTAGCCCTAAAACAAGAATTTAAATTACTAGCAAAAGTATTTGCTCAGTATCTACCACAAGAATATCCATACGATGTTGTAGGTGGACAAAGAAATGTTAAAGTAACAGATTTTGATGAAAGAGTAGATATTCTACCAATAGCTGATCCAAATATATTTTCAATGTCACAAAGATTAACATTAGCTCAAACTGGTCTACAGTTAGCAATGTCAAATCCAAAAATGCATAATTTGTACATGGCATTTAGAAAAATGTATGAAGCATTAGGAATAAAAGATATTGATAGAATTTTACCACCACCAGCACCGAATGCACCAAAAGATCCATCGTTAGAACATATTGATTCATTAGCTGGTAAACCTTTTCAAGCATTTCCAGGTCAGGATCATAGAGCACACGTTACAGCTCACTTAAATTTTATGTCGACTAATATGGTTAGAAATAATCCGATGGTTATGGCTGCATTACAGAAAAATATTTTAGAGCACATTTCTTTAATGGCTCAAGAACAAGTTCAATTAGAATTCAGAGAACAACTACAACAGTTACAATTACTACAACAACAAGCTGCAGTTAATCCGCAGGTACAACAACAAGTGCAACAAATGACACAAACTATTGAAGCAAGAAAAGCTGTATTGATTGCAGAAATGACTGAAGACTTTATGAAGGAAGAGAAGAAAATTACATCTCAATTTGATCATGATCCACTTTTAAAACTTAAATCTAGAGAAGTTGATTTAAGAGCAATGGAAAATGAACGTAAAAAACAAGAGATGCAGAAGAAAACTGAAATTGATCAAGCTAAGTTAGTTCAAGGCCAAGATATTCATGAAGATAAACTTGAGCAAGATGAAGAATTAGCAGAATTAAGAGCGGATACTTCAATTGAAAAACAAGAAATGGCGAATGAAAATAGATTAACACTCGCTAGAATGAAACCTAAAACAAATGGAAGGGCATAATGTGGTTTGGAGCACTTAAATTAGCGTTAAACGCTGGAACTCATATATACAAAAAACGTCAAGAGACAAAAATGGCTATGGCTGATGCACAACACATGCACGCCACTAAGATGGCCCGTGGGGAGACGGCATACCAGGGAAAACTCCTTGAAGCTCGTCAAAACGACTACAAGGATGAAATTGTCCTTTTAATTTTGACACTTCCTATAATTGTGCTCGCATACGGAGTATGGTCGGACGATCCTGCGGCTATGGAGAAAATAAATGTTTTCTTTGACCATTTTCAAGCGCTTCCATCATGGTTTACAAATTTATGGATACTTGTATGTGCCAGCATTTTTGGTATAAAGGGAACACAAATATTTCGTAATGGAGGGAAAAAATGACTATCTTAAAAGATAAAATTAAAGTTATTAAAAGTGTTACACCTACATTAGGTTTAAAGAAAAAAATGGAATATTTAAAAAATTTAAAAAAGAAACGTTTTAACAAAAAAAAATAATGGTAAACCCAAGATATAGACCCTTTAATGGTAATTCAAGAAAACCAGCTGTAAAACAGCCAGAAAAGATATTAAGTGAAACAAAAACAGATTTTGTATATCCTCCAAAAGAAAAATACATTGGATCGCATATTAAAAGTAAATTAGGTGATGAATATGCATCTAATGAAAGTTATGAGGCATATTATAAAGATTTAATATGAATCTAGAAACTGTAGTCTATAAACTTCAAAGAGGATTAGATAAAAGAATACAACAATTGGCAATCTCAGTAACGTCCGGAGGGGTTGACAGTATGGAGACATACAAGTATATTATCGGACAAATAAATGCCCTAGAGGCAACTAAACAGGAAATCTCTAACCTGCTTAATGAGAAGGAGCAAAATGAAGGAACAGTCGTCGACATCAAACGAAACGGCAAAGATCCACTTACCAAATAAAGATTTAGTTGGTTTAAAAAGATCAGAAGAACAAAAAGAAGTCACAACAGAAAAAACAAAATTACCTAAACCTACTGGTTGGAGGCTACTAGTTTTACCATTCAGAATAGATGAAAAAACTAAAGGTGGAATCTTACTAGGAAATGAAACTATAGACCGACAACAAGTTGCATCACAATGCGGAAACGTAATTGCGATGGGAGATTCTTGTTATAAGGATAAAGAGAGATATCCAACAGGTCCGTGGTGCGCGGTTGGTGATTGGGTGGTCTTCGCGCGTTATGCAGGATCACGTATAGAAATTGAAGGTGGGGAAGTTCGTCTTTTAAATGAAGATGAAGTTTTAGCAACAGTACAGGATCCAACAGATATCCTGCACAAATATTAACATAGGAAGGAACTATGCCAGAAGAAAATAAAATAAAACAGGAAGACAAAAAAGTAGAGTTAGATACTTCAGGACCTGAAGTAGATGTAACTTTACCAGAAGAAAAGAAGGAAGAAGTAATAGAGACCAAGGAACAAGAAACAGTAAAAGAAGTTAAAGAAGAAGTTAAAGAAGAAGTAAAAGAAGAACCAAAAGAAGAAGATACTAAACTTGAAGAATATAGTAAAGGTGTTCAATCACGTATTGCTAAACTTACTCGTAAGATGAGAGAAGCAGAACGTAGAGA